GGCGCGGACGGCGGCTACGCTGGTCAGTCGATCGACAACGGCGGCGGCACGCGGAGCTATTACAACAGCTACGGCGGCTATGCTGGTCAGTCTGTGAGGGACGGCCTGCGTTAATCGGTTGACAAATTACCGGGGACACGGCGAGAATTTACTCGCACATCCTGTCTCCAGCAGATGGCGTTACCCGCGTCTTGAGCACCCCTCGCTCGGCGCGGGTTTTTCTTTTGAGGCGCACATGGACCAGTTCGACCGTTTCATGGAGCGCTTTGGCGTCGAGGACTTCGTTTGGTGGTATTCCGGCGAGGGCTTCTGGTTCCGCCGCCGTCACTATAGCGATGGCGCATGGCTTGAGGGCTTCCGCTGCGATCCGATCGTGTTCTGGGGAAGCTGACGCCGTGTATGAGTATCAGGCGCTCATCACCAAGGTTGTGGACGGCGACACGGTCCACGCCGAGATCGATCTCGGTTTTGACGTGAAGGTCTCCGCCACTCTCCGACTGCTTGGCATCAACGCGCCGGAGAAGGGGCAGCCGGGCTGGCATGAGGCGACTGAGTGGCTCCGCAGCAAGGCGCTGAATGTCACCGTCCGCTGCCTGACGATCAAGGACCGCCGCGAGAAATACGGGCGCTACCTCGCCAAGCTGTATCTGCCGGGCGAGACCGACAGCGTGAACGAGCAGCTCCTCGCCGCCGGGCATGCGGTTGAATATCGCGGCGCCTAACCATCCACCAGCATTCGAGGCGAGCCAGCAATCCTGCCGCTCCACACATCCGAATGCCCAGCTCATCAGGCCCCGAGCAATGAGCGACACAGTGACCAAACGCCACCTCAGACGGGAATGCGCCCTCCGCGCCTACAGCTACAACTGGAACATGGCACGACGCTCCGATCTTTCCGCTGACGAGCGCGCCAGACATCAGACCGAATGCGACAGGCTGACGGCGGAAGCCAAGCGCGTCGAGCGCATCGCCAAGATCATGCGAGACCCGTTCTTCCTCGCCGCTGAGAGGGCCGCAGGGTGAGCGCAGTGACAGACAACGACGCCCAACTTTCTGGGCGCCAGACCAGCAAGCCTCCAAAGAAGATCGGAAGACCATCAGGGTATTCCCAAGAGGTGGCACAGCGCATCTGTGACCACATCGCTGAAGGCGGATACTCCACTCGCCTCGATCGCTTCGGACTGCCGTCCTCATCGACGCTCGGCAGATGGCTGAACGAAAACGAGGCGTTCCGGGAGCAATACGCACGCGCCCGAGAGCAGCGCGCCGAGCACTTCGCCAGTGAGATCGTGGAGATCGCCGACACCTGCGAAGACCCGCAGAAGGGACGGCTCCAGATCGAGGCGCGCAAGTGGGTAGCTGCGAAGCTCCTGCCGCGCGTCTACGGTGAAAATCAACGGGTTGAGGTGCAGCACACCATCAGCGAGACCGCAGCTCGCGTGCTGCAGGATCTCGCCCAGCGCCAGAAGCAGCGCAAGGCAGACGAGGCCAAGTATATAGACGTCACGCCTGTGCACTCCCTTGACGAGGGAGGGGACACGTCAGCAATATCAAAAAGTTGCGAGGGCACTGCACGGGTTGCGCACGGGGAGAGCGCCGAGGGCCTCGAGCCCCCCGCCCCCGCGACCACCGGCGGCCCGCCGTCGCAGCAGCAGCCCTCTCGTTCTGCTCGCAAGCCCCGAAAAAAATAGCATGGCCCTGCGCTTCGACCTCTCCGGCAACCCCCTCCCCGGGGCCTCTGTGCAGCGTGCCGCCCCAGAAAAAAATACAGCACCAGATATAACTGCAGCAACGCTCAAGGCTCTCGCAGATCGTGTCACGGCTCTCGAAGCTGAGACTGCCGCCCTGCGCGCACTTGTCAGCGTTACCAACCACGGTAACGGTAACAGTAACGCCGTTACCAAACGCAGTAACGGTAACGCTCTGACACCGGCTGAGAAGCAGCGCCGCTATCGCGAGCGCAAGAAGGCTGCTGGCTGATGTTCATCGTCACCCAGAACGACAACTCCGACGCCCGGCTCGCCCAGCTCGAACAGCAGGTCGCCGAACTGCGCGCCGAGATCGCCGCTCTGAGAGCCGAGCAGCAGCCGAAGGACCGCAAGGAATACATGCGCGACTACATGCGCCGGAAACGGGCTGCAGAGCGCGGAGAGCAGCAGCAATGAGAAAGCCGAAGGCTGCAGCCGTCGAGGTCGTCAAAGCCCTCGCCAAGCCCGTGAAGCGCGTCATCAAGCCGAAGACGCCGGAGATCGTCGAGGCCGCGAAAGACGCTGTCTCGAATGCCCGCAGGCCGGAAGAAAGCCGTTTCTGATGGACAGATCCAAATTCATTCGCGGTCTGCTCGACGATCCTCGCGATCCGCAGCTCCCGCAGTATGACCCGCAGGGCGGCTGGAACACGGCGCGTTTTGCCGGCGAGCGCCTCGCGGCGATGACCGGCCCCGGCGGCGTTGCTGACGCCTTCGGGCTTCTTGGCGCTCCGAGCGTCGCGGAGCAGGTGCGCTCCGGCGATTACCTCGACGCCGGCCTGACGGCTCTTGGCGTGCTCCCGTTCGTCGGCGCCATCAAGGGCGTGCGTGCGGCGAAGAACCTGTCGCGCGCCGAGGTTGCTGCGGCGAAGCAGAAGCGCATCGCCGACGCCATTGCGAAGAGCAAGGCCGAGCAGGCGGCTGAAGGCGCAGCCCCGAATGCCCAGCCCGTAGCTGAGACGCCGGCTGTGAAGGCCGCTGTGCGGAATATGAAGAAGAAATCGGTCGCCGACGTTTACGATAATGTCGACGATTACGAGACCGCCAAAAAAATGGCGAAGCGCGGCGACCATCTGAAGCAGGACAAGGCCGGCAACTATGTCGGCGCCCCCGAGGGCATCGACAGCCCGTCAAAACTCGGCGCAATGCGCAGCGCAGTAGACGACAAGGTCGAGGCCGGCGCGTTCAACGCTGATTGGTATGACCGCGCCCGTGACGCCTATTCGCAGGCGTCTGGCTATGACCCGGCGATCCACGGGCAGGGAGCCAATGTCGGGCCGGAAGGCCGCATGGCGGCGCTGTTCTCGCGCGGCGGCGCGGTTTATAGTCCGCAGGCCGCTCCGAGCTACGAAACGAATGGCTTTCTGAAGCAGCACAACAACAAGGTGATCCTCGGGCAGGACATCCGCCCGAAGACGCAGGCGCAGGCCGATCGCGTCGCCGCCGGTTATGTCGACAACCCCTACACCGGGGGCTTCGACTTCCAGCCGCAGCGCGTGAAGCAGGGCAAGAAGACCGGCCCGTATGCCGACGCAAAAGACCCGACGATCGACGACACGACGCTTTACAAGACGGCGAACGACATCTGGCACGGTCGTGTCTTTGGCTACACGAACACCGACGGCACGCATTTCGACCGCGCCTTCACGCCGCAGGAGCACGGGTTCCTGACCGGCGAGAACGTGCTCGCGTCCGAGCGCGCGACCAAAAAGCAGATCCCGATCGGCGTCGGGCACAACTCTGGCGTGCAGCTTCAGTGGACGCCTCGCCGCATGCAGGCAGCCACATGGGGCGCCGAGCGCGAGGCGCAGGCGTTTGCCGATCAGAACGCTGCTGTCGCAAAATATGAGAGTGATCTAGAGGCGTGGAAGACGGCCCCGAAGGGCGAGCGCGGCGCCAAGCCGACGCAGCCGAAGGTCCGCACGCCGGAAGAAATCCGCGCCTATGCGCGCTACGGCATCGACGACAGTTTCGCCAACCACCCTGCGAATGCAACTTATGAATATGTGACGGGCGCGAACACAGGGCATCTGAAGGGCCTTCTGGACGCCCCGGAGCCGGTCAGGCAGGCCTACACCGACGAGATTGCAGCGCTCTACGGCCCGCGCGACCCCTATTACGAAGCGCTGCAGATGTATCAGCTCCCGCAGCTTCGGACGCAGGGCGAGTTCGTCAATTCCGCAGGACAGTTAGAGCGGAACCCCGGCATGACGGCGCGCCCGCTCGCCGAGATCGAGCCGTCGACCTATGTCAATTCCAAGGGCAAGGAGGCGACCGGCGGGCCGCAGATGGGCCAAGCCTCCCGCGAGGCCCTCGGCACGGTCGAGTTCCTGCGTTCAGCTCTGAATGCCCAAGAAGCCGGCGCAGCCAATAAATTCACGCCCGCGAACAGCTCGTCCAAGCCCTTCGAGAAAACCGGCATGCGCCTTGTTGGCGACCCTGCCCAGCTAAATGCGGCGAAGGCCGCTCTGGAGGCGCAGGGCCTTTCCGGCGTGAACGTCGGCGACGCCCTTCATGTCGGCGTTTTTCCAGATAATGGCGTTCTAAAAATCGGCGACGAGGTCGTTGACGGGACGCATATCCAGAACCGCATCAAGCAGGCCAACGCAGCCGCTCCTGACGCTTTTTCTGGCGTCTCCGGCACGGTCGGTCGTTTTGAAAGCCTCTATGAGCCCGTCCCGTGGGGCGCCGAGGGCGCTGTCACGAACGCCATCATCGACCGCATGGCGACGTCGCCGATCCACAACTTGCCCCAACGCCTCGACGCCTCCCGCCTGCCAAGCCTTTTGGGGCAGCAGAACACGGTCGATCGGCAGTTCGCGGTGGCTCACGGCTTCCCTGAGAACGACCGCATCTACAAGCTTCGGCAGCTCCTCTCCGACCCGCGCGTCGGGTTCAGCGGTCTGCCGGCTTACGTGAAGAAGCACGGGACGACGGGACTGCCGGCTCTTGTAGGCGCACCCTTCCTCCCCGGCCTGCTCGGACAGAACGGACAACAGACGGAAGAATACCCGGCTCCGGGTTTCTGAGCGGGTTGTTCTGGGCGCTGTAAACGGCTGCTTCAAAATCATCGAGGTGCCCCTTCACGGGGAACCCGTATGACGGGTCATCTGGCATGGCTGTCTCCAGTTCAGTCAAGCGCAAGCGGAAATCATAACACGTATGTCAGATTTTCGCCAAGCCTTTGAGGACTTCGTCGAGGCCTATCGGGATGATCCCGTAGCCTTTGTCGAGGACATTCTGAAGGCCAAGCCTCTGGAATGGCAGAAAGAGCTAATGCGGGCTGTCGCTGCCGGCGAGCGCAGGATCAGCGTCAGGGCAGGTCACGGCACGGGCAAGTCGACTGTCTGCTCTTGGGTGCTGCTTCACCGAATGCTGACGGCCTTCCCGCAGAAGTCGATCGTCACGGCTCCGACTGCCTCTCAGTTGTTCGACGCGCTGTTTTCTGAGCTTCGGCATTGGACAAACCGGCTGCCCGACAGCCTTCGCGAACTGCTGGAAGTCTTCACTGACCGCATAGCCCTAAAAGGCGCTCCCGAGAGCAGCTTTATCAGCGCGAGGACGTCCAGTGCCGAACGACCAGAAGCTCTTGCTGGCGTGCATAGTGAGCACGTTCTTCTTATCTGCGATGAGGCGTCTGCTATCCCAGAGGCTGTCTTTGAGAGCGCAGCCGGCTCG